TGACAGGCGAAGAGCGTTGGAAAATGAAATAGTTAACCCTTAAAATTTAAATAAAATGAGTAATTTCGAATTAAAAGAGGGCCAGGGCTCTCTCTTCAAAGATGAAAAGAAAACAGGAAGCCAACCCGAATACCGAGGGTCGGTAAAAATCAAAGGCGAAACCTACAAACTAGCGGGCTGGGTGAAAGAATCCAAAACGGGAAAAAAGTTCCTGAGCCTTAAAATTGAGTCGATCGACTTAACTCCAAAAAAAGAAACGAATGAGAGCAACGGTAACGACCTCCCTTTCTGAGTTAATCGAACAACTCGACGCGATTCTCAGTAAGTACCCCGAAAAAAACGTTCAAATGAGCGACGGCCTTCGAAACTACTTAAACGGGATTCGACAAGCCCGCCATTTAGCGGAAAACTTATTGAACCGCGAGTTATGAAAGCAGAAATCTTAAACGAAACAGTCCAATTGATGCTCGAAATTGAACGGTTGAGAGCCGAGCGAAAGGAAATATTATTAAGTAACTCAAACTCCCGCTCTAATATTTACGGCCGCCAAAAGACCCGTTTAAAGCATATCAATAAAAGACTGTATGAACTAACAGATAACCCAATTTACAAACGTTAAAAGAGCCCGAAAGGGCTTTTTTTAGCCCCTATTCATTCCACGTTTCGCCCATTTAAAAGGGTCGGCCGTGTAAATGTTCTTTTCGGGGCACCCGTTCAACCTTAAATATTCAGGAACCCAAAACGAGGGGCACGCCTTATTGTCGAATTGATTGTGACCAGCTATTAAAACGTCGGGCGCGTAATTCAAAACCTCGACTATAATATCCTGTAAAACCCAATCTTGTTCATCTGTTAGGGTGTTTAAACCTTTCTTTGTTTTCGGGTCAACCCCACCCACATAACAAACGTGGCGAGATACTGAATTAATGGAGGCCACGCCCCACGTAATCTCAGAATTATCTATAAATAAATCGTTATCGTGCTCAACGAATTTATGCCGCGTCCCGTCTAATAAAATCAAATCTGAATAACCCACGCGCGACCAGCCTCGGCCCTTTGGAGGTGCGGCCGTGTGCCATTGCTTAACCTTCTCGGGCTGGATGTCGACGCCCTTATTAGTGGCGGTGCAATGAATAATAAGATATTTAATTTTTTTTGACAAAATTATTTCTGATTGTTTCGTCCTTTACACGAGAACCCCGAGAGCTTCCCACGTAGTAAGCAAAAATTGAGGTTCCAATCGAAAGAACCGACCCGAAAGTCATATCAGCCAAACGCTGATTTTCGACAGGAATAACGATAAAAATCAAACTCAAAACAACGCCAACCGTTAAACTCAACCCTGTAATTACAACCGCCCCAAAAAGCCAGTCCCTTTTCCCCGTGGCCTTCAAAAATTCCCCCTCTCGCTCTCTCGCGCTTTTGCGATCGTCAACCTCAGACCTGAAAAAATCTAAATCGGTTTGCAAATCGAGCCGCGTCATTTCAATTTCATAATTCAAACGCGCCTTTTCGAACTCAAGGGAAAGTTGAGTATGTTCCTCGCTTTTATGCTTTTGACCATTAAGCCAAGCCCCGACCATTTCAAGGGCCTGAATTCCTGTAATATCGCCCGCAATTTCGAGTATATCGCCCGCGACGGGTTTCACCTTATCCTTGAGAAACTCGTTGAATTTTGAGCCTTTAATTCGCTCAGAAATTGGGGGCCGTTTTCTTTTTTGGTCGCTCATTTTTTCGGCATAAAGAACGAAAGAACGCCCGTTAAAATCTTTCGGTAATTACTCATTACATAAATAAAGATTTTTTCACCCATCAGAGTAGCCATTGGAACGGCCCAGGTCGATTCGGTTTCGTGCCCGTGCAATTGGCAGTAAATAGCAGTCTGATAACCGCAAAAAATGGAAAGGCCAATTACGGCGATCCATTGTAAAACTGTGAGAGCCCTTTTCATATAAATTTCGTAACTGATTTTCCCGAGTAAACCGATAATTACACCCATAACCCAGCTATTCACGTCGCTAATTATATCGGAAAGGTAATTGAAAAAACTCATTTCGTTTTTTTGGTTTTTGAAAGTAACTGTTTCTCGTATTTCTTAAGCGCCTCAAGTTGAGCCCGCTTCTTTTCGTTTAACTTTTTCATTATGGTATTTGGCTAATTCTCCTATCGCCATAAGTACGGCTCGAGGCCGTATTTCCCGAGGAAAAAATATAGGTGTTAGAACCTTTTTGTATTCCAATAGGGCAACGTTGCGGCCAAACGTTATTCGAATATTCAGGGAATAGAGCCGAGTTCGCGCATAAGTAATCGACCATTAAACTCGTATAGTGTTCTGCGTTCTGTTGCCACTTGTTTAACTGATCCTTAAAGACCACGTCGGGCACGGGCTGAGAATCCTCTGAGGTTCTTTGAACCATCGTCGCATTATCAATTTTATAGGTTAACGCTGGCGCCGCCTCGACCATTGACCACCATAAAACCACGCGCCGCGCGTAATCGTCAACGAGGGTTAAATAATCGCCCGCGAGGGTATTATTTGCCACGTCGTTTTTAATCTTTTCGTAAAGGTTAGTTCCCAAATATGGCGCTAGGAATTTATCCTGAGCCAAATAAATCGAGGGATAAAGTAAATTGGGGTCAACCGCCCCGTTGACGTTTGTATATTTTTTAATATACACGTCGCTTATTAAAAGTATTTCAGCCATTATCTTCTATAATTTTTACCGTTAACACCGTAAACAGGGTTATCTGGAAGAAACCCGTTAAAATCTTGATCCACGGGCAAAAGTGAAACCCGAATGTCGTTCCGAACTGTATAACCCATTTTCTCCGCCCTTCTAACCGCGATTTGTTCGGCGTCCTTTGCGAGTGGGTTAATTCCTTTCGCATTTACATATACTTCTTTTTGCCAAAAATGGTAACAGTTCCCGCCACCTTTATAGAGCCAAATCGAGTAATAATCCGAACCATAAGGCCCCCAACCTCTGTTAACTGCTTTGTCCTCCATTGCCTCTATATCCTCTTTCCTGTATAGCTTATCGGCGCTTATCATTTTTTTGCAGAATTCGCGCTCGGTTGCGGCGTTTCCTTTGTATCTATACCGCGTCATGAAAGTAACACCCGCGTAATTTGTGGAATCTTGTTCGCTGGGCCTCATTGGCTGAGCGCTACCCGTGCTCGCTAATTCGTGGGCCTCGATTTTAACGAGTTCCTCGTTTTCTTTATCGTCGTTCTCATAATCGACCTCGTACGAATCAATTAAAATATAACCCGAGGGCGGGTCGGTTCCTAGGGCTATCAGCTCCTCGGCGATTTCCGAACCCAATTCCTCGAGCTCGCTTGTTTCACGCGCGCAACAAACGGGCTTTTTTTTTTCACCGTTTAAATGATGCCTCAAAGTTTTAATCGAATTCAACGCGACCTCCTCAGGGTTCACGCTTCCCGCCGTTATACCGCTAAAAATTTCGTTAATCTGAGCATCGGTAAGGGTTGGGAATGAGGCTCTCATTACACCTTTCGCGCTTTCTATTGGTAGTATTCCCGTGGCGGCCTGTATCAGTATCTCAACCATTGAGGCAATTTGAGCCCCATTAAGCGCGGTTCCAGCGACGTCGGCCCCTGTATCCTCAACCGTTGGAGTTATTGCCTCATTTGGCTCGGTAACGGTTACCGCTGGCGAAATCATTAACGGTGAATTTGGAATTACCGTAATAGTTAAATTAGGCATTTCGTAGCTCAATATTTCCTCAAGGCCCGAGGCTAGTTTTCTTTGAGCGGGTTCCACCACTTGGTTAGTGAATATCTCAAGGCCAACCGCCATTTCGTCTTTATTCGAACCGAAGCCCCCCCCAACGTCACGAATTCCGAAAAGTAAAGGGGTTACCACGCGGTGAGCTACCATAATTAGCGAGGTGCTCTCCTTACTCAAAAACTCGTATTGTTTGTCAGCATCCGAAAGGGGGAAAGTAGTTATTTCAGGTTTCGGCGTGTCGCGCTCGTTGAAAGTCATTATAAACTTTCCCGCGTTTCTCGCGCCCGTTAATTCCCTTTCCCAATCCCTCTTCATATCCCTTTGTTGTTCGGGGTCGGGGGCGCCTTGAAATAAGCTAACTATCATTGACGGGCTGAGGCCGTTCATTATATTATTGACGTGGTAAACGCTAATTTCCTTCGCGAGCTCAATAGAATTTATAGCCGAGTAATAGTCAGGGCGCGGGTAAATATTAGCGCCGCAATAAGCGAACTTGTAAAAGATTTGGCGCGGTTCCTCGGCGTTATTTGTGGGATTATAAACAGGCAAAAATTCGGGCTTGTTCTTTTTCTTGCGAGTATTGGCCCAATCGTTCGAATGATAAACCCCGACGATTTCCTCCTCCTCACCCGTTACCGCTATTCTGCATTCCTCGAATGGTAAGTGTCGAATTTTGGCAATTGAAAGGCGATCCACCGAATAAATTACCTCGATGTAATAACCTCCGAATTTTTTATAATCGTGAGCACAACCATAAAAAACATCGTAAGCACTCAGAGCCTCCAAACGCTCGTTATATTGGCCCGCCTCAAGTCCTTTGCCCGCGAACATATCGCCAATAGATACACAAAGGGAACCGTGAACGGCGCCTGTCGCGGCTAATTCTGAAAGATACTGAGGAAAAAGATTATCGACCCCGAAATTAACCCACCCCGAACGGT